GTTTCCCGACAAAGAAGCTATAGAGTTCGACGAAGAGACGCAGCGCGACCTGGCGGCGATGATATGTCAGACGTACGAGAACAGGGTATTCGCTCGCAACCAGTACCTGGGCGAACACCTCGTCTTCGACCAGATGTTCCAGGGGCGCGTGGCCGAGTTCAACCCCCGTGAGGGACCGTGGGAAGACAGTGCCAACCTGCATGTCCAGATGCCTTATTGGCTTGTAGACGCTATGCAGGCACGTGCCGTATACACCGTCTGGTCGCAGAACCCGCAGGTGCAGGCCACCTGGACAGAAGATGATGACGAAGAGATAGCGAGCAATGCCGCACGCACTGTCGAGTGGCAGCTGCAGCCCAACAGGTCCAAGGGCGAAGAGATGTGGCGCGTGTCATCCAAGATCAGGTTTATCCACGGCAACAGCGCCGACCTGGTGTCGTATGTCCACAGCCGCCAACGCTACCGCGTCCTCGAGGGCGACCCCGACGCGGAGCCCGAATATGCGGAAAACCCTGACGGCTCTATGCAGCTGGATGATGAGACGGGCGAGCCTATACCCGTCAGCGCCGAGCCGCAGGTGACATTCAAAGAGTCAACGAAATACCGCGGCCCCGTCTTCACGCCGCTGGAGTGGGACGACGTACTGCCGCCGCTGGACTGCTACAACCTGCAGCCCAAGTATCTTGAAAACCCTATGGGTGCCTATGACGTCATCATCAGGCAGTGGGAGACACTGTCGCTGATGCACAAGAAGCACAAGGCGGGAGCGTATGTAGAGCTACTCGAGTGGGCCAAGGATCAGGGCGCTACGGCGGCAGACCCGCTAAAGCCGTGGCACGATCAGAAAGGCGACCAGACACGATCGGGGCAGGCGCGCGCCGGCGGCACCAACAACGAGAGGGTGCGGCAGCAGGATGACAGCAGGGGCATCAACAGGTCACAGTCGGTAGCCAACCCTACGCCTGTAGACTTTGCCGAGATGACGGTAGACGGCAACCCCGAGTTCGAGGTGCTGACGCGCTTCGGACCCTTTGTGCATCCGGATACCGACGAAGAAGAAGAGATGGTGATGTTCGTGTCACGAAACCCCGAGGTCTTCCTTGGGGCTTTTTTGCTTACCGACATCGTATGGACAGGCAAGCGCCCCCTGCTGGAAAAGCATTTCCAGCGCGTCAGCAACCAGTGGTACAGCATGGGCGTATGCGAGATTGTGCGCCACCTGTCGGAAGAGCTCGATACGCTGCATAACATGCGCGTCGATGTAGGCATAGCCACCAACCTGCAATGGTACTTCGTCAAGGCATCCAGTTCGCTGAAGCCTAGCGAGATAGAGCTCAAGCCGCTGGCGATGATACCTGTCGAAGACCCGCAGGCGGTATGGGCACCGCAGACCAACAACGTCACATCTTTCTACCATCAGGAAGAGACGCTGCTGCTGACCATCATCGAGAGGGTGATGGGCATTGCCGACCTGTTCCTTGGCGTATCACCTACGAGCGGCGCTTCGGCACGCCACGCCACAGGCTTTCTTGGCACCAAGGCAGAGGCGGAGGCACGCCTCGCGCCGCTGCTGCAGCAGGATGCCGAGGCCTTCGCCTTTATGTGCGAACTGCTCTACGACATGGAAGTGCAGCACGGCCCTCCATACAGGACCTTCAGGCTGCTGGGCGAGGAGCCTACCACTGCCAAGACGCACCTGTCGCGCGACGACCTGTGGTTCCAGGGGCAGTATGATTTTCGTCTTGGCGCCAACATCGGGATGTTCTCGCAACAAAACAGGTTCCAGCGTGCGCAGACGGCATATCAGGTGGCGGCTAACAGTCCGCTGACCAACCAGGACATGGGCAGGCGGTGGGAGATAGAGGCTGAGCAGTACAAGGCGATGGGCTATGGCGAGGCCGACATCGTGCGGTTCATAGGGCCCAAGAGCGCCGTGTCACAGGGCACGCCGATCGACTTCGATGAAGAGAACGCGCAGATGTCGGAATACAAGTTCGGATGGAACAAGGCGGCACCTGTGCATCCTTCCGACAACGACCAGGAGCATATACCCGGTCACCAGGAATATATGCAGTCAGAGAACTATGCCCTGCTCGACATGCCCAACAGGGTAGGCTTTATGGAGCATATCGCCCGCCATAACCAGCAGGCTGCACGTAAGATGGCCGAGCAGCAGGCGGCACAGGCACAGGCGATGATGGCGCAGCAAGGTGGCCCACAGGGCAACGGCCAGGCGTCCGTGCAGAACAGGGCTAATGCGCAGGTAGGCAACGTGGGTGCGGGTGCTGCGAGCAACTTCGCCAACGCCTATCAGGCGCAGACAGGTGGTGGCGGCGCTGTGCCTCCCCCGCCCAACCTCAACGGAGGTATGTAGTGGCGATCAACGGCATCGACCTGGTGCCTCCCAGCACGGCTATCTCGCGTGAGATGAGCGGCTATACGCAGGAAAGCCTGTGGGAGCTTTTCACCATGCCGGGGTGGGACGAGATGGAGCAAAGGCTGCGCCTTTTCGCCTCCGAATACAATGGCAAGGCCCTCGCGGCGACACGCAACAAGGAAAACGACAGGTACGAGATAGGGCGCTATGACGGCATCCTCGAGTGCCTCGAGTTTATGCGGTCACTGGTAAAAGATGCCCGCCCAGGAGCTTAACACGCAGGACGTCGTGATGGTGATGCGGCAGAAGCTCAACACCGCTTCACGTGCCATCCTCTTCTGGCAGGACCCCGTGGACCAGAGCCCTATGGCGGTATACAAGAACCCGACAGAGAGCATGCTCAAGAAGGCGATCAGGGAACTGACGATGCAACTACACAAGAGCGAGGTGGCGCACGGCCGCAGGAGCCGTGATGACTCGCTCCTCAGTCAAGGAGGGTAGGACAATGGCTTACGGCAAGAAGAAGGGCAAAGGCTATTCGGGTAGCTGCTCGATGCTGAAGACCAAGGGCAAGTACGATGGCGACCAGGGCAGCAAAGACTGGGGTGCCAACAAGAACCCACGCGGCCTCAAGCTCGCCAAGACGACAAGCAAGTCGGGCTATGGCGGCCACCAGACGTATTAGGAGATAGCAGACGATGGCTGAAGAGAACGTACAGGAAGCACCTACGCCCACGGGTGGCGACACGCCCGAGCCGGCAGGAGGTACGCCTGCCGCCGCTGACACTGTCAGTGCTGAAACACCACAGGAGGAGAGCCCCCGCATCGCGTTCACGTTGGCCGACGAAACCGGCCCCGGTGCAGCAGGCTCTGACGAACCCGCGCAGGTGCCGTCATACAGGCTACGTGAGGAGACGGCACGCGCACAGCGTGCAGAGGCCGAGGCAGCGGCCATGCGTGCTATGATAGCGTCACGGCAGAACGGCGCCGCACAGCCTGGCGGTGTCGCCGACCCTGAGGCCGAGCTACGTAACAGGTTCGGCACCGAAGAGGAAGGCGGCCCCAAGGCATACGAAGCTGTGCGCGACGTGGCCGACGCCCGGCTGGCGCAGGCTATACAGCAGGTAGAGAGCAACCTGCGCAGAGAGTTTTCCGGGCAGATAAACAACAAGGTGGGGGCGGTTACGTCGTCACTGGCGTCGGCACAGAAGCTGTCTGACATGCGTGCCCGCGGCCTCCTCGACGAGGCTGGCGAGCGTATGATGTCCCAGAAGATGGGGCAGATGGTGCAGGCCAACGCGCAGTGGGGGTCGCCGCAGAACGCCGACCACCTCATCAACACGGTCTATATGGAGATGCTCAACAGCGGGCAGATAAAGCCCGTCGTGCAGCAGCCCGTACAGCCTGGCACCCCTTCCGACAATGGCAACAGCGGGGTTATCCCCGGCGGTGCCGGCGGCGGCGGCGTGCCGCGCATGACCGAAGAGCAGAAGATGGCGCAGTGGGATGCCGAACTGCTCGAGGTGCAGAAGGCCAACCCCAACCAACTCGGAGGCCTGTCGATAGAGCGCCTGCGAGAGATAGACCCTTACGGTGGGCCGCAGGAGAGCGTAGAGGTGGCCCCCGGCGAACGTAAATTCGTACATACGAGGACCTAGACAATGGCTGACATCCCTTTCAACCAGAACCAACCGCAGCAGCAGGGGGCGGCGGCAGCACCCGTCAAGCCACTGGGCCCTCACGACAATATGCCACCGAAAGAGCAGGAGGTGGCCGACCACGAGGTGAACCTTCGCAAGGCTGCCGAGAAGGCGTGGCACGAGGCGCCGCTGAATACCAAGGGTGCCAAGCAGTGCCCGTGGTGCGGCTTCGACGCTATCTACGGTAACGACGAAGACAAAGAGCCTTTCAAGTATCACTTCCAGGCGGCACACAGGTCGCAGCTGGCGATGTATTGGGCCAACCCCGACCTGGGCTTCGACGCGCAGGCTATCCTCAACTCCGAAGAAGACGACCTGGAGGAGTGGAAGCCTGAGGGCCTCGACGTCACCGACTCTCTCGACGGCACCGACTACCTGTATATCCCCGAGGCGATCAAGAAAGAGTACCTCAAAAACGGTGGCCGTTTCTACTGGACGTCACCGCAGAAGGCGCAGTACTGGATCGACCGGGGCCTCCAGCTGGTGCAGCGCCCTACGGGCGACGACCTTGAGAAAGGCGACACCCCTACAGGGGCGCGTTCCGGCGGTGAGAGCAACAGGCTGACGGCTAACGAGCTTACCCTCCTGTATACTCCCGAGCGTATCGCGCAGCAGCGCGACAGGGCCAAGGCCAAGGCATCACTCGATATGGGTGGCGGCCTGGCGGCGTCCAAGGAGGCGGCAGAGAGGCGCAAGAGCGAGAGTGACATAGGCAACAAGGCCTATGAGTACTTTCGCAAGAACCATCCCAATATGTCCCATGAGAACAGGATGCGTATGGCAGCACAGGTAGAGCGTAACTACCACGAGGGGGGCCACCCCACCTCTGACGGTCCTACGCGCAGGGAGCCTGGCGAGAACGTCTATACGCATCGCAGGTAAACCTTTTAACCGAACGAAAGGTCAACAATGGCCAATCCAGATATTCCTAATGGCTTTGTGCCCACACCGCTCTCGAGGGTGCGTCCCTACGAGGTGCTGGTAGGCTACGGCACGGCTATCTACCCTGGCGACGTCACCGACGCGCTGACGGACGGCTCTGTAGGTGTCGCCGCGGCGGCGGCTACGACCATCAACGGCTCCTCGATGGACTACTCGGCAGCGTCTACCGCCAACACCATAGGTGTCGCTGACGACCCGCAGCAGGAGTTCGTCGCGCAGGATGATGCCTCGGCTACGCCCGTCCAGGCTGACGTGTTCGAGAATGCCGACCATGTGGCTACGACAGGCGACACCACGCTGCTGCAGTCGCGCCACGAAATCGCGATCAGCACCGCCGTAAACACTACGGGCGGCTTTATGCTCACGCAGCTGATCAAAAATCCAGACCTGTCCATCGGCGTCAACGCAGTATGGCGCTGCCTGTGCAACGAACATGTCTTCCACACAGGTAAAACCACTACGTCCAGCTAATGCGCGTAGCCTGTCGGAACTTTTTAGAGGAGTAATGCAATGGCTACAAGTGTTGCGAGGACTTCCAACTTTCAGAATGATACCAGGACACGCGGTATCCATATGACGATCTACCAGGCGTGGACGGAGCGCCCTTCTGTGGGGCGCGACCGTATTTTCAACGTCCACAACTCGGACCAGTATCGCGAGCACCAGCTGACCTTCGGCGGCATCGGGATTATGGACGAGAAGGCCGAAGGCGCAGACGTCGACTACACGACGCCTGTGGAAGGTTACTTGCAGACCTTCACACACACCGTCTTTGCCAAGGGTATCCGCATCACTGCCGAGCAGTGGGGCGACGACCTCTACGGCATCATGGAAGACAGCCCGGCAGAACTGGGTATGGCTGCCCTTGCTACCGAAGAGTCTACCCTGGCGGGACACTTCAACGATGGCTTCGGTTCTTCGGCCACCACCCCTGACGGCCAGCCCATCTTCGATGCGGCACACGTCAGGGAAGACGGTGTCACCTTCCAGAACGAGCTGTCTACGGCAGCAAGCCTGTCTACGACAAGCCTGGAGCAGTGCCTGATCGACTTCCGTGACTTCCGCTCTGGCGGCGGCCGGCGGCTGTCTATCAAGCCCAAGTGCCTGCTGATACCGCCCGACCTCATCTTCGACGCACAGCGTATCCTGAACAGTTCGCAGTCGCCCGAAGATGATACCAACGCGGTGCAGCCTATCAACGACCTGGGCCTCGACCTGGTGGTGTGGGACTACCTGTCGGACACCAACGCTTTCTTCGTGATGGCCGACAAGAAAGACCACAACTTCCACCTGTACGACAGGGAGAACTTCACCTCGTCCGACATCGTCGACTTCGACTCGGGCGACGTCAAGTTCAAGGGCCTCTTCCGTCAGTCTTCGGGAGTGTCCGACCCTCGCGGCGCCTATGGCAGCCCTGGAGCCTGACAAAGTACAAAACCTCATCCGGGGGGGCTGCGTCCTCCCCGGCTTTTTTTCAAAGCTCCTTCGGGAGTCCACAATAGCGGTGAGGAGTTTTACAGATGGCTAATCTATTCTATGCGAAGGGGCGGTGGCACAACCTGGACAAGCCGGGTGGCGCCGTCTTTTTTGTGCGCGACACTACGGTAGCATCCTATAAAGGGTCTGGAGGGTCCGACACCTATAACGGCCTGACGCCCGAGCGTGCCAAGAGCACCATCGACGGGTCTGAGGGTGCCCACAACCTGTGTGTGTCAGGGCGCGGTGACACCATCGTCTTGCTGCCTGGCAGCGTGACCATCACGGCGGCAATGGCCTTTGATGCTGCCGATGTGACGCTGACAGGCGTCAAGAGCCAGGGCAACATCAATGCCTCGGCCATCGTCGTCAACGGTGCTGTCGACGGCATCAACGTGACGGGTGCCAATGTCGTGATCGAGGACCTCCACTTCGGGGCCTCTACGGCGGCGGCCACCTCCAGGATTAATGCGGGGGCGGCAGGCCTGACGGTGCGTGGCTGTACGTTCGACTGTGGCGCTACCGACCTGGAGAGCATCACCATCCCCGCGGCGGGGCTGCACACCCACGTCGACGGCTGCCGCTTCTATGTGACGGCCAACGGCCCTGATGCCGCTATCGAGATAGAGGCGGCAGGAGCCCACTACCTGAAAATCACCAACAATGAGTTCAACGGGATGAATGACACCAATGCCTGGGATGTAGGGGCTATCAACAGCGGTGTGGCTCACCTGTCGTGCCTGGTAGACGGCAATATCAGCAGCTTCGGCCCTGCCATCATCTTCTCGGCAGCAGCCACGGGCATGATCTCGAACAACCATATGGGCGAGGGCACCCTGGGGTCTATGCTCGATCCGGGGTCGTGCATGTGTTCGGAGAACTATGAGGCTGACGCCATCGACCAGTCGGCACGGCTGTTTCCAGGGACGGTGGCTTCGTAATCCTGAGAGGACACTATGGCTATCACAGAGAAAAATGTGGTGCGCGTCCTCAGGCTTAGAGATGCCGGGCTGTCAGCAGAGGCAGCCCTGGCATCTATCAGCACCAGGGACGACGCCGCAGAGACGTCAGTAGAAGATGTGGAGGCTGCCTTCGCAGGCAAGGCCAAGGTGGTCAAGAAGGCCAAGAAGGCCAAGAAAGCGAAGAGGTAACCTATGGCCGCACCTACACCGACCGAATACCTCCGTCAAGTTGGGAAAGGCTTTGTCCTGACGTGGGAAGGCCACTGGACAGGCACGGGAGAGTTTACCAACGAAGCTATCCTGGACCTGTCGGCAGACTTCACCACGCCCACGTATACGAGCAAGCTCTTCGTCTATGACGTATACATCATCAGCACGACAGGCATAGAGGTAGAGCTTCAGTTCGATGCGACGGCCGACGAGCCTATCGCCACCCTCCCCGAGGGTGCTACGGGCCCTGTCGACAGGTGCTTCCGTAAGATGCCCGACGGCTTCCTGGCACCCCACGGTGCCGGCGCGACGGGTGATGTCTTCCTGACGACGACGGGTGCCGCTTCCGGCGACAGGGTCTTTATACAGATCAGCGGCAGGGTGGAATAGGCTATGGCCAAGACCCTTGGTGCTACCGTCAACAACGGCCTGCGTGAGATAGGCGAGCCCGACATCACGGAGTTCGACGCTTCGGACCAGCTGCAGAACACCTTGATCGATGATGCCAACGAGGCGGCCCACGACCTCCTCGAGGCATCACGATTTCGGTGGGGCCTACAGCGTGACTACCTGTCTACGACGGCGGTGCAGGATGATGGCGGCGTCCTCGTCACCAACGCCAACACGACCGTCACCTCGGCGGCCATAGGGGCCTCTACGGCTGTCGACAACTTTGGCTCTGCATCTGCCGGCCAGTTCCTGCGCCTCGACAGGGACAAAGAATCCTATCGGATAGCCTCTGTAGACACCTCTTCGTCGCCCGACACCCTCGTCATCGAAGACAGCTATACGGGCGCCACAGAGGCGTCAGCGTCGTTGGCATATACCATCCTGCAAGATACGTATGCCCTCACCTTCTCCGACATCGACGAGCTCTTGATGGCGAGGTACGGCCAGGCACAGGCCACCTTCGGCACCGACCAGATAGACATTGTGGACATACAGACGCTGATGGCGCGTAGCGGTGGCGACCTGCACCGCAACACTTCCGGAAAGCCTATCCTGATGGCAGAGGTGGGCGTCAACAGCAGTGACCAGCCCGAGTATGTCTTCTGGCCGTATCCCGACAGCATCTTCCTCTTCGAGCTCTACTTCACCACCAAGTTCACGTCAAACACCACCTTTGGCACGAACATGCTTGGCGGCGACGCCCCCGACATCGCCTATGATGCGATAGGCCACCACGTCAAGTGGCGTGCCTGCATGTGGGACAACGACTACCAGAAAGCTGACAGGTGGATGGCGGCCTATGAGCGTGCCCGCTTCCAGATCGTAGCGAGGGAGAACAGGACGCAGCGTTCTGAGCGCCAACTCAGTGTCAAGACATACCGCAAGCACCACCTGCGCGGCATGCGCGGGCGGCGCGTAGAGAGCCAGATAGCTTTCGACAGGCTGCCAGGAGCTTATTAGATGGCAGGCGAGCCCCATTTCAACTTCGGCGGCGGCATATACCGTGTCACGCCCCCTGTAGACCCCAAGTTTCCTGACAACGGCATCTTCGAAGGGCTCAACATGGTGTACTCGCAGGAGTCTGACGACCCCGAGACGATGCGCGGCAATACGCAGCTGGGTACGACAGCTATGGCCGATGTGGTGTCGGGCCTTTTTGACTATAACAACGGCACCAAGCTGGTAGCTACGTGTGAGGATGGCAAGATATACCAGTATGACGGCTCGGATTGGGCCGCAGAGAGTGGTGCCCGCGCCTCTTCTAACAGCACTACCGACGGCATCAGGTGGGCAGGCACCAACTTCTACGGGGCCACCTCTACCACCAACCTGCTGATCCTGGCTAACGACGATGATGACGATGACCCCGTCAAGTACGACGGCACCGACGCCACCTCGCTGGGAGGGTCGCCCCCCGGCAACGGCCAGTACCCCGTTATATGGCAGGGGCGTGCGTGGCTGTTCGACGACGACACGGCCTATGGCAGTGCTGTCGACGATGTGGAAGAGTGGTCGACGGCAGCCGTCAACATAGCTATCTACAGGGGCTTCGACACGCCTATTACGGGGGCGGCGGCATACGGTAACAACCTGTTCATCTTCAAGAGGTCGTCTATCTTCCGCATACCTCCTACCGACAGTTTTTCTACTACCTCGGTAGTCAAGAACGTGTCTGACAAGATAGGGTGTGTAAGCCACCAGACGATACAGGCCGACGAAAACGGCCTGTGGTTTGAGTCTGAGCACGGCCTACAACGCCTGCGCCCCTCCAGCGGCTCCACGGGCTTTACGATAGAAAATCAGTCGAGGTGGGTAAAGCCCATCTTCGACGGCCAGAACAGGCAGTACCAGAACAGGTCTTTCGGCGTATACAACGTAGACCGCAATGAATACTTTTTCATGTTCCCTACGGGCACCAAAGAAAGGCCCTCGCGTGGCCTCTTTGGCAATATGGGACATATAGACAGCCCGCGCCGTACGGCGCGGTGGACACAGTTCGACAAGCAGAACATCACGTGTGGCACCATGTTCGTAGAGAACAACTACGACTACAAGCAGTTTGTAGGTGACACCGCCGGCAAGGTATGGCAGATGCACGTAGACACGTCATATACGTGGAACGACTCGCTGCTGGGGTCGCGCTTCCAGACCAAGTACTA